AACCTGCATCTGTCGTCCGGGTTCAGTTTCGAACCGAACGGCAGGCTCCTGCTCCTGAGGAACCGAGAGAGAACGAATGAATGCCCTGAGAATGGTCATTCCGCCACGATATCCCTGGTCTCTGATCTCGCGAGCGATTACCGTTGCCGGGATTTTGTAAGGATGAGCATCGGCGATGCGTTGACGAATATAATCCCGGTATTCATCCAGGAGTGAAGCAACAGCAGGTCGCGGCGTATATTTTGGCGGCTCAGATTTTGCCTGCAAATAACGTTTAACGGTATTGCGGGAGATCCCCAGTTCTCTGGCAATCGCCCGGCTACTCATTCCCTGCTTGTGCAGGATTTTAATTTCCATAACTGTCTCAAAAGTGACCATAAACTCTCCTGAATCAGGAGAGCAGATTACCCCCTGGATCTGATTTCAGGCGTTGGGTGTGGATCACTATTGCACCGTTCGTGACATCTTGCGTCCTGGCTGGAAAGTCAGGGGATTGATACAGCGAAGAGTTTTGATGCTGTACAGGGCGCGGCCACGCCCCGTACAGCGGGTACCACAGATAAAACGAGCCTCAGTGAGGAAGAGAATATGTTACTCAAAAAACAGGTGTTATTTCCAGCAACCAAAAAAGCGTTTGGTCTTTTCCGTGACCCGTTCGTCGACGAAGCCATGCAGGGTTCTGATGATGTGTTCACCACACCAGACATTCGCTACGTGCGTGAGGCGTTGTACCAGACAGCCCGTCATGGTGGGTTTATGGCCGTCATCGGTGAGTCCGGTGCGGGTAAATCCACGCTGCGCCGTGACCTGACTGAACGTATCAACCGCGAGAATGCGCCGGTAATTGTTATCGAGCCATACATCATTGCCATGGAAGACAACGATGTGAAAGGGAAAACCCTGAAGGCAGCAGCTATTGCCGAAGCCATTATCAGTACCATCGCGCCACTGGAAAGCATCAGACGCAGTCAGGACGCCCGCTTTCGCCAGTTGCATCGCGTCCTGAAAGACAGCAGCCAGGCGGGGTTCAGCCACGTTCTGGTGATTGAGGAGGCCCACAGTCTGCCCATTCCGACACTGAAACACCTCAAACGCTTTTTTGAGCTGGAGTCCGGTTTCAAAAAACTGCTGTCCATCGTGCTGATTGGCCAGCCGGAACTGGCGACAAAACTGTCTGAACGCAACATGGAAGTCCGCGAAGTCGTTCAGCGCTGTGAGGTGGTCGAACTTCTGCCTCTGGACAATCACCTTGAAGAATTTCTGACGTTCAAACTGCAACGGGCCGGTAAACAACTGACGGACATTATGGACGCCAGCGCAGTGGATGCCATACGTACCCGCCTGAGCAATCCGGGAAGTCATCGTAAAAATATGGTCAGCCTGCTGTATCCGCTGGCCGTCAGTAACCTGGTAATAGCCGCCATGAATCTGGCCGCTGAAATCGGGGTTCCACAGGTCAACGCTGACGTTGTCAAAGGGGTTTAATAATGAAATCCACCACAGGTATCAACCAGCAAATCAGTAAAGTGCAGTCAGCCATTATGGCGCTTAAGGCGACGAACACGGATGTACAAAGCATCACCATCAGGGGTAACAAACCTGTCATCCGCGTTTCCAGGAGTGCGCATTGCATGCGCATGCTTGAGCAGGGAAAGGCCTGTTATCTGTATACCGGACATGACCACAGGGGATATTTCCGTCAGGGCGTTTTCGAACTGCACGGCTGTCGCGTCGTGTGGCCGGAATCTTTGTGGTAATCAGCACAACTGGAGAAATCATAAAAAATGGCAAAAAGTACAAAAGGTGCAAAACGTATCAAGGCCGCAGCAGCACTCTGGGTGCCGGGGACACGTGAAGAGGTCATTGAGGGCATCAGACTGCTCGGTGACGCACACCGTGAACTGGTCAGGGCTGAAACAGAAATGAATGACGCCATTGGCGATATCACCGCACGTTATGCCCCGCTCACCGAGAGCCTGAAAAAACGCATGGCCGAACTGCAGTCCGGTATTCAGACATGGTGTGAGGCACACCGTGATGAACTGACCGGCAACGGGAAGGTGAAGTTCGCTAACCTCACCACCGGCGAGGTGCAGTGGCGAAACCGTCCGCCATCAGTCAGTATCCGTGGGGCGGATAATGTTATTGAATTACTGAGACGTCTGGGGCTTGAGCGCTTTATCCGTGTAAAGGAGGAAATAAATAAAGACGCTATCCTGAATGAAAAGGACGCCGTGAAAAATATTCCCGGTATTACCATAAAAAGTGATATTGAGGATTTTTCAATAATTCCTTTTGAGCAGGATGTGCAGTAAACACACCACGTTAATTATTTAATAAAAACATTTTCTTTTTTATTCCGGCGTCAGCGCCGTGGGCTTCTGCACGCCGGAAACAGAGGAGAATTAAATTATGATATTTAAATGTATTCAGTGCGAGAGGGATATAACAGCCCTGCGTTTTCACAGCGCCATCGCCGTGATGTCCGGTAAGTACCACGTACCTGCAGTACGTGTCACCCTGGTCTGTCCGTACTGCAGCCAGCATTTTTCGGCGGACGTGCCCGTCATGGAATTCTCCCGCCCTGACAGGGAGGACGCGCAATGATTACCCCACAGGAAGCACGACAGCGCACCCGAACTCTTGTTGAACACTATGTCAACGAGTGTGAATGCCGCGACCTCACCGATGTGAAGCACGTCCTGACGGCGCTAATCAGCATGGCCACGCAGGCCATTGTGGCAACCAACGGAAAGGAGGCTGCCCTGCAGGTACTGATGAACACACTCACCCACACGGCAGAGCACGAGGTGCCGTACCGGGTGGAAACCACTGCAGAAGGCGGCCTGAACATCACCGTCGACCGGAAACACTGAGGGCGCGGCATGACACGGAACACCGAACTCACCCGCACCGCCCTCTACCGTCTGGCCCTGCAGCGTTTCGGGCCGGACGCACAGGCCCTGAAACTGACAGAAGAGGCCGCTGAACTGGCGGCCAGTGCCGCCCGCAACCTGAACGGACAGGGCAGCGAAAGTGACCTCGCGGCAGAGCTGGCAGACGTGGAAATCATGACAGAGCAGCTGCGCCTTCAGGGAATGGACCGGCTGATTGACTTCCACAAACAGAAAAAACTGGAACGCCTTGCCGCACGGCTGGGCGTCACATACACCGGAGAAATCATATGAACCGCACCGAACAGACGCCACAACTGACGCCGGAAGATGCTGCACAGCGTATTCGGGTACTGGAAGACGAAAACGAATACCTGCGCAAGAGATTTGAAGAGGTGGACCTGTACTTCGGGCGCAATCTGGTCGTCATGAAAGCTGCAGTGATTGAGTGGCGGGCCACCGGTGATGCCAGGAACGGCATGGCGTGGATTTACAACACCCTGTGTGGGCCGGGCGAACTGCCGCCGCAAGAGGAGAAAGAGGCACAGGAATACTTCAACAGGGAAACTGAAGTTATCGACAGAAAACTGGCTGCCCTGTACCACTGGTTCAGGAAATACCACAGGACACACGCCGCACCTGACCAGACCACCACAGGAGGTACCAGTGACTGACACCATTATGGAAATTGTGGTATGGGCTTTCCTGCTTACTGGTATAGCCGTGTGCATCTGCGCCGGATTCGCCCTGGTTGCCCTGCTGACCCACGTGGTGACGCAGTGGTTATGGGAAAAGCTTAAAGCAGCATACAGCCTGAAAGAGCTGTCCGACGCTGTTCGGGCATGGGAACAGCAAAAAAATACCGGAGATACTGAACAATGACAGACCAGGATAAGCACATTGAGAAACTGAAAAAGTTGCTGGCGCTGGCAGCATCCGGCAACCCGCATGAGGCTGCTCTGGCACTGCGCCGCGCCCGTAAACTGATGGATGTTCACGGCATCACACATTCCGACATCGCCATGAGTGATATTGATGAAACCATCAGTCACTACTGGCCGACAGGCAGCCTCCGTCCGCCGCGCTACATGCTGGGCCTGATGAACATCATCCGCGAGGCATTTGGTGTTAACTCCATCATTCACCCCGGCACATATCCGGGTGTGGGGTTCTACGGCAACCGGGAACGGGCCGCACTGGCCGCGTACACCTGGGAAGTGCTGGCCCGTCAGCTGAAAAAGGCGCGTCAGCAGTATATCAGTGCACAGAACAAAAGAATAAAAACCGCCACCCGCACCAGCCGTGGAGACCAGTTTGCTGAAGGCTGGGTGCTGGCCGTTATCAGTGAAATACAGTCCTTCGCCCTGACCGATGACGAACGTGAACTGATGCAGCAGTGGCTGGAACATAAATACCCGCAGACGCAAACCACCAGGGCGCGTAAACCGGGAAGAAGTCGCAATGGCGACGCCTCGCGCTATGCGGGGTTTCGAGAAGGGCAGAACGTCAGACTGCACCGACCGGTCAGTGGGCGGGAACAGCAGAAACTGGAGGCCAGATGATTACGTTATCAGGTAACAGCCGGAAATTAAAAGCCTGCCGAATATCTGCCAGATACCTTTTTGCCCGCGCCTTTTTTAAGAACGTCAGGCCGGGGATCACAATTGGTGTTATTGCCGGACGCGAACAGGTTGAAAAATACATGTCAGGTGCATGGTGGAATAAAGACCCTGTCATTGCTGCCCGTAATATTCATATCAGTTGGGGGGATATTCAGAATGACGACTGAATCTGTTGTATGTGCCCTGTTCTGGTATTGTTTTGTCGGTTGGTGTACTGCTGAACTGCACCGCCGTTCAGGGTTTTATTCACGTTACAGTGGTGCCGGTTACTGGATTAGCTGGTCGGTGATGTTCCTGTGCTGGCCTGTGGCACTTCCTTTATATGTCGATTATATCGGTGATGCAGGCAGAAGGAGCAACGATGATGACTAAACAACGTCTTATCCAGCTCATTCATATTGCCCGTAATGAACTGGGTATGGATGAAGACACCTACCGCCAGATGTTACAGGGGCTGACCGGTAAAGCCTCAACCAAAGGAATGGATACCACACAACTAAACTGCGTGCTGGAATCCATGAAAAGGAAAGGCTTTCGCGTTAGGCCTGCAGGAAAAGCCAGCTCCGGTTTACCGCTGGATAACCATCCGCAATCCAGGAAAATCCGTGCGCTATGGCTTGAAATGGCTGCTGCCGGCATTGTTCGTGACCGTTCAGAAAATGCATTAGCGCGGTGGATCAAGCGGGAAACGGGCATCAGCGCCCTGCGCTGGCTCAATACTGAACAGGCAAGCAGTGTTATTGAGAAACTGAAGAAGTGGCAGCGCAGAGCTGCGGGAGTAAAACATGAGCGACCTGAATCAGTTTCGAAGTAAAGGGCCGGAACTCCTGGTGGAACTGGCACAGCATACCTCTGAGACCGTTCGCGAGATTATTGATATTGAGCCCGCAATTGCCGACCAGATTGGTCAGGCCGTCGCGAACCGCATGATGCAGGTCTGGGGCGGGCAAAACGTTTATTTCCCGATGGGCATGGTATGGAAGGTCAGTCAGCGCGACCGGGAAATCTTCAGGGAGTTTAACGGACGTAATCACCATGAACTGGCCCGCAAATTTGGTGTTTCGCTTCAGTGGGTCTACAGCGTGGTTAAGCGGGTAAGAAAAGAAGAACTGGATCGGATGCAGGGCAAGCTATTTGCTGATGAACCCGATGTAGATACGGAGAAAAAAGAGTAA